GCTTCAATGTCGTCCAAGCTGAAATTGATGATTTCCTTTGCGGTTAGGACAACATTAAGTGAAGCTACCGGCACAAGCACTTCACCGGCGACTGCGTTGCAAAACACTTCCTCATTCTGAGAAGAGAAAGAAGCGAACATCTCATTACACAGCGTAGACTGTCGTTTTAAGATATGGACTAACTCATGTATGATGGAAAACGTCTTAGCTGGATATCTGTCGTTATCGTTAATTCCGATGATTGGTGCGGACTCATTGAAAATTGAGATGCCGCGAGCAATTTCAACATCGACCCCAGTAAAGCAATGAACGAAGATGCCCTTGCTTTCAATCTGCTGTCGAAGATACAAATAAAACTGTCGGGCGGACTGTAGCTTAAACTGGACATCCAGTTCCAACCCGAAATAAGTACGTATTATTTTTGCGTATTCAGCTACATCTGCCGTTTCACGAATGGATGGCAAAGTCAACGTTGGGGCTACAATCTTCAATTCTGCCTCAGCCGATGTTAAAAAATCGTGATAACGAATTAACTCAACCACTGCTAGATTCAGTGAACTATCATCTGGAGAAGAATACGGCAGTGTGCGTAGGTTGCGTAGCGAAGGCAACTGCTTTATCGGAAGGTTGTCTTTATGCATATACAGACCGGCAAACGGAACTTTTAGGACTTTTGCGAGGTTCTTTGCCTGATTCAAAGTCGGATATGCATCACTTGAAACGTCGAGCCACGCGCCTACTTTATCCTCGGCAAGCCCTGTTCTTTGAGAGAGAAAGGTGGTTGTAACGCCTATCTGCGAACAGATGAAGCAGATGGTTTCCTTGTTGATATTAGCGTCTATTCTTGCCGCCATAAAAAGACCTCCCTTCCAAAATTATTCTATAATTCATTATATGCGTTTTTTCTATTCCACACCCAAAGCTTTAAATACAGCTTCCTGCGGTGTACTGTAAAATATCAAGCTGAATGCGCCGATAAGGTCTGACGGAACCGTTCCAAGTTCGGCGGCTGATGTTATTGGTATTAATACCTTCTTCGCTCCGGCATCGAGGCAGACTTGAAGGACGCTCGCCAGCTCCTCGACTTTGAGGATTGTGCCGCTGATACTTATTTCGCCCAGCACAGCGAGGCTCGAAAGCGTAGGCTTGCCGAGAGCACATGACGCGAGCGCAATAACAGACGGCAATGTCAGGTACTTCGTCATTCCTATGCCGTTCAGGTCTTGGTAGTTGATGATGTAGTCCTTTGTAGTTGTGCTGAGTTGACCGCTTATCTGGTTGCCGCTTGCTTTCAGGTAGTTGAACGCGGTGTTTGTGGCTTCCTTTGCGTCACGGTCGGAGCCAAGCCCAGTGCGATCAAACTTGCCGTTGCCGGGAAGCATCTGAGTTTCAAGGCGGTACACACCTATCATGCCACTCTTGCCCTGTGAGATTGTGTAGACATTGCCTGGATTAGTCATTCCTTCTGGGATTATCTTGCCGCCACCTTGCTCCGGCACGGAAACATAACGTTCCTCAAAAGTCTCATTGTCGATGTAGGAGAAGTTCACATCATAGAACTCCATGCCACCAATTTTCTTAAGCTGCTCTTTAACACGGCGGCGCATTTCGAGGGCGAAAGTTAGGATTTCTTCGATTTCATCTTTGGTGAACTCGCCGTTTGGATAGAGCAATTTGGCAAAGCCGGACACTATCTTGCGGACGGCGATAACGTCACGTTGATTCAGGTTGCTGCCAAACCGGAAGTATTTGTCGCACACGTCACCGAACGGTTCTTTCCGCATCTGTCGCATAAATTCAGCGAGGTAGTCGGTGATAAAACCGTAACCGTCGGTGAACGATTCGGGGCGGTACTTTGGGATTTCCCAACCGGGGATATAACAGTGCATACGGTCGAGAAATGCCGTATCATACGCCATCGCTTCTGGAAACGGATCAAAAAGGTGCGAGGTTTTCAGCAGCACGTCCACGCTCTGGTTGATGTTACCGACGAAAGCCATTGAAGCCGACGCCGCCTTTTCTTCCTTGCCTCTGGCAAACGAGCCGGAAGCCATATAGTCTTTCATTATTTGAACGCCGTCTTTGTCCTTGAAGGTTATGCCTGCTACCTCATCGAAAGCCACGCAGTCCCAAAGCCCAACAAGCCCAACTTGCTTGCTCGACATATTGTAGAAAAGGTTGGCTACCGTGGTCTGTCCGCCCGACACGAGGATGCTATTCGGCGAGATTTCCTTGTACAGATGCGACTTGCCCGTACTACGGGGTCCCAGTTCACAAAGGTTGAAGTTATTCTCGATTAACGGAAGCATCCTGGCGAGTTGTAGCCACTTCTCGCGATCTGTGAAGCGGTCCGCCTCCATACCTGTGGAACGGAGCAAAACGGTTATCCACTCGTCCTTGGTAAAAGCGCGGCGGCCTTGCTTTATTTCGTCCATGTCGATGTGCGGCATCTGAATCGGGGTCAGTTTCACGATGCGGATTGGCGTGGACTTCTTGTCTTCCTCGATGTACTCATATTCAAGCCCTACAATACACCAAATGCCGCCGCATAGCAGGCGATCGTACTTCGACACATAGTCCGACGATATGGGGATGTTGCGGATACCGAGGTTTGAGAAGTCGGCTTCATAGCGGTCAAGTTTGATGTTTAGGCTCACAGTTAGACGATCGATGACCGTGTAGCTACCGCGCTCTCGTAAGCCGGACAACACCTTCTGCGCTTCATCGGGTCGAACGAAGTTTTCGGAGAGAATTCGCTTAACGTTCTGAACGCCGCTTTCGATGATGTTCGGGTCGTCGGAGGAGCAATATTGGCCAAGCAAAAACTCCAAGACATAGACAGGCACATTCGCGCCTTCTTTGATAGCCTTGGTCAGGTCTTTGCGGACGATCTTGCCGTCGAAATGCTCACGAAGTTTCCGATAGATAACTTCATTTGCGTCATCTGTTTCCGGTGTGTATTGGGTTGAATCTATATCCATCACGGAACCCTCCTTGTGTTACAGGTCAAAGCCGAAATCATCGGCAAACGCTATGTCAATGCGGAACTCGACCTCTTCTGGAGCGTCGGTATCGTTGGCAATGACAAGGCGATATAATTTAGTTTTGTTGTACTGCATCTGCTTCAGCGTAAACCTCACGCGGAACACACGGTCGGAGGCATTTGCGCTCGTCCTGTCGGCGATAACCGTCTGGAAATCGCTGACGGGGACTCCCTCGTCGTTGGTAAAGTGCAGGATGTAATTGCATGGCTGAACCTTGTCACCCACAGGCTGCTTTTGCAGGAAGTCGAGTGAAAACATCAGGTTAGAAACCTTGTGGCTTTCGGAAATGAGCGACAGCCCCGGATTCTGCACCTCGACATACTTCTTATAGTCTGTCCGCATACCTTTATAGACGATGACAGGCACAACCATTTCCTGCAGACTGATGCCGCCGTGGACATAGTTCTCACCACCACCCTGAACCTTGATACGGACGGTATCCTGCGGTGCATAGCCTTTCATGGAAGTTCCGCCAATCGTCCTCTCCGTCTTGACGGGCAGTAGGTAGTCGGCGGCCGTATCTGTAGCAGTAAGTGCGTAACGTCTGCCCAGTTCATACACTTCGCCATCAAAGGTCTGACGGCTGATTTTTTGGCTCTCATCGAGTGCTTTATAAGTGTACAGGAAGCCATGGTCGGCGGTTATGAAAATATTAGTGCCTAAGCGATTAAGAATTAACTTTACAATACCGCTTAATTCATTAATGGCCGTTTGACATGCTTCAAACACCTTCATTTCAGTGGCGGGCTTGTCGCCGAGCGCATCTATCGTATTGTGATAGATGTACACGACTTGCTTCCCGACTACAAGCGCACTTTGCTCTGATGGCTTCATTTGAAGCAAGTCGTGGTAGGTTACGGCTACGCTGTCGGGGTTGGCGACGTTTAGTATAGCACCACGCTGGGCAGTGCTGGTGGTCGGATTGCCGTCCACAAATACTTCAATTTTATCGTTTGCCGATACCTCTTTGCCGGGCAGGAGCGCTGCCATCCCAAATTTCGTGATGCTTGGGAACACGGCTTGCATAGATTCAAGAGTCGCCTTGCCCTTAGTATTGTGGTTGAGGGCTTCGGAAAGCTCGGCGGCGACCTCATAGCGCAAGGCATCAGAAATTACCACAAACACACGGTTACTTTTGCTCATGTTCGGCGAAACATAACGGTTGTAGAATCTGCGCTGTTCATTTATCTCTGAAACATATCCGAGCGAATCCAAATCGCCCGCTATGGCTTTAGTCCAAGTCAAGGTGAGTTGCTTCAAGAACCACTCACGGTACAAGCCCTCCACCACATCGGAACACTTCTTCAAAGCGTCCTCCAAGAGGGCGTTCGGGGATTTTAGTGTATTACCAAAACTAAAATGGAAGTGCCGGTAATGGCCGTCCATCTCGTAAGCATCGGTCGTGTATAGCTTCCAGACCTTTGCTGGTTCCACGATATGGAATCCGTCAATATGTTCCAGATAAAACTCTTGCATCTTGGCAATATAATAAAGGCTTTCGAGGTAGTCTTCGGTCAGAGCATACCAAGCGGCGGTACGGCGGTTCTCGACCGCACCGATGATCTCCTCTACCTTTATGACGTTCTCGCTAATCTCGGTAAAGAAGCGTTTCAGTATACTTTCATTGATGGCGGGGAAAACGTCGCTCTTTAAGAGGATGTTTATATCCGTCTTGTCAAACCGGTCAGGAAGGCGTAACTCATGTTCAACATAGCGGCAAATCTCGATTAAGCCGTCGCTGCTGTCTCCCCGCTGCCATTCGTGAACAAGTTGATAGCAGTACGCCTTACATGGGTCGGAAATAAATCGTTCCAAGCCACGCAGAGCGGAGGCGGGCACCGTCTGCGACAGAGCAGTGATTAGTATGTGTGCGGCCAGCTCACTGAGCGGTCTATCCTCCGTATTCACATAGCCTGTGTACTTCTGCACAAGCTGCCAGAACGCTTCGATGTTGCCAAACTTGTCTATGTTAATCAGCGCATCGTTGCTTTCTTTCTCCAAGCCTGCCGATAGCACAGCGACGATAACGTCCTGTGCTGAGCCGCCGTTTATGCCACACAGAACCGCCATAATGTCGATGTGAAGTTGCAGCGGGGTCTGGTATGTACGCCCGATACGGCGCAGCTTCTCCTTGCGGTCTATTTTATTGAAGAATTTGGCGTACAGTTTCATTGTCTTTCGCATCGCGGATGACGGTTCGACGAGCAGTTCCTCCATTTGCATCGACACAAGGTCGGCTCGGAACTCCTCGCTGTAAAGCCTGATGTCCAGCAGCCAGTCGTCATGCTGATCTTTCTCATAGGACAGCGGATCGTAGATAAGGTAATCGCCCGTAAGATCGTCCGACGAGAGCAATTTTTTGACGGCGAAGTTGTTTGTGCCAGTAAGTTTGACAACGCTCACTCCGGATAAATCGAGTTCGTCAATCGCATCCGCAAATTCGCCGTCTTCGTCGTGCCAGAAGACGATGCGGCGTTTATAAAATTCCGGCAGTGGCGCGTCAAACCGCTCCTTAAGCCTAAGTTTTATCGTTTCTGACAGCATAGTGTCCTCCTATATCTTCGCCAGAACGTCGGTGAAGATTTCGTAGTTCTTCTTCACACCGTCGTCAAGATCAATCTCAATGTTTTGGTCGGCAAGGTGGTGTACCTTCTCTTCAAAAGCGGTGATTTCTTTTAGTTGCTCTGTCAGCTTGTCCTGCTGTTTTAAGAGCCGTGCCCGTTCTGCGCCTGTTGCGGTGTTCAGAGCAGTGGCGACGTGTGCCAGCTGTGTACGGTAACGTTCCTGCTGTTCGTGGACGTAATCCGTCCGCAGTTTGGCAAGCAGGTCACGCGAGTAGCGATGCAGGTAGACAAGAGCCTTGAAGCCGTTTTTCTTGCCGCTATCAAACAGCCAGTATATCGGGCGTTTCTGGTAGATCTTGCAGTGGTCGGCATAGAAGTCGTTCAGGAAGTAGTTCCGAATAACCTCACGCGGCGTACCCTTGCCGCCGAGTGCGTCGGCGATGAACTTCAAATTTTCCTCCAATGTTTCCGCACCGTAGACCACGCGCACGAAGTCCACAAACCGGCCCACAATGTCGTCGTCAAAATACTCGTCGTCGCAGATAGGGAGGATATTGTCCTTGTCGGGAATGAACGTCTTATATTTACCCGCGTCCCAGTCGCCGCCCGCATAGGCAAGTCCGTCCACATCTAGTGAGTAGCGTCCGAACATACAGCCGACAGCATAGCTGATGAGACTGCGAATCTCGCGCCCCAGGTTGGCAGGTCGCACGGTCACGTCTTTGTCTTCAACCTCCGGAGAGAGCTCGTCCTGCAAGCTGTAGATGTCGATGAAAATGCGGTTAAGTTCTTCTTCATTGGTTTTGAGCGCGTCGAACCGCTCAGCTGACTCGTGCTCCCACTGGTCAAACGCTGCCGCAACTGTTTGCTCGCCGCAGAGAAGCGGATTTCGTTTGAAATCCCACGAGGTTTCAAATGCGTCCCAATCGGTGCGAGCTAAAGCAACATTTGTGTTTACAATAGCACTGACTTCATTCGTCCTATTCTCTATGATTGGCAGGTTGGAAATATGTCCCACTTCATAATTCATCGTTGGAGAAGTGATATATAAAATGTGCTGCGCCACGATTGAGTTGACAAACCCTAACAAGTAAAACTTGTCAAAACCACCTTTTACAAAAGCTGAACAACCAGCAACATCAAATAAGAACCCATTAGGGAAATATCTAAAAGCAATTGTGCTGTTGCTTATTTTTGACCAGCTCAAAGATTCTCTGAACATAAATTGTAGACTTTGAGGGCGAGATAATTGCTTCCCTTTTTCGTTACGAGAGTTCTTAATCTCAAAGCCATCGTTTTCCCAGTTAACAACGAACTCGCAATTTCCATACCATCTACGGAAATCCCCGCCTTTGTTATAAGGGAACCATTTCAATTTGCTCTTTTCAGCATCAGTGGTTGAGGTATAGGAAAATCCAATACGGTTTTTCGATACCTCAAACCAACACCGCAAAAACCGGTTGTTATCAGATGTTGCCATACCCTGTTTTGCATCAGCAATTTCGTTTAGCTGTCTGCTATCGAAAATCTTATAGGTAGCGTCACTAACCCAATATGCTATTGGGCAACCGGGTATTTTCTCAAAATTATCACTTGGTGCACTAAATCGATATCCACAGAAACGGTTATTTACCGCTTCAAGTGTTTTAGGCTCTTGCACCTCTATTCCTTTGAAATCGGAAAGCCTGATATACTCTCCAGCTAAACCCTGAATATGGGAGTTAAGCATCGTAAAAGCAGCGACAGGGATGCAAGCAGCTTCGAACGCATTGTATTCGAGCTGAACCATTGAAGTAATCGTTGATTTACGTACAACCAACTCACGGGCTTTTTCATGACTACTGATAAACATCCAAACATAGGGACTAAGCAAACCAATGTGTCCATTCGGTTTGCATAGCCATTTTGTCTGTTGGAAATACGCTGAGAACATATCGGATTTATAATCTGAATAATTCTCAAGTATAAATCCTTTTAGTCTATCTGGCATATAGCTCATATTGAGATATGGTGGATTTGTAACAACAACATCGTACTTCTGTGCCAAAAGACGCTTGAAGTTCCATACGCGAATGTCTCGCTCATAATCGTCAAAAATTGTAAGTTGGTCTTTCGGCATTTCTGGCATGGGTGGGAGCGTATCCACTTTTACAAGTGAGCCATATTCCTCCCCGTCGCTCCAACCTGCCGGATAATAAACCTGCGGCTTAATGTCGTCAGTGAAAATGCGGCGGTTGTATTGCCGTGCTTTCATCATCAGAGAGAAATATGCAAGCTGATAAGCCCTGCGGTCGATGTCCAGACCATAGATATTTTTCTCAAGTATTAGTTTTGCGGCATCGCGGGGATTGTAGCCCTCACTCTCGTATATCTGCATGAGCACATCAAAGGCGTAAACTAATATGTGCCCACTGCCCATACAGGGGTCGATCAGACGAATATCCTCCGGCGATTTCACGGGTGACTGCGAACACAGGACACGCAGACGCTCCACTACTTCTGGTGATTGCTCGGCTTCATCGAGATAATATTTCCAGTTGGCTTTTAACTCGGTGTTCGGATGGCTTTCAAGCCACAGCCTACCAAGTGAATTGTCAACCATGAATCTAACAATCCAGTCGGAAGTGAATAACTGCGTGACAAAAGGAATATCAGGCATTTTATATTTACTTCTTGCGTTTATCAACGTGTCTTTCGGCTCTGAATTGTAATATTGATACATCCAGCCAATGATTTCAACCTGACCCGATTTGGAAACGTCAAAGTCGTCCTCGTCAATGTCCTTCACAAGATGCCCAAGAACACTGTCCGGCTTCAGAATGTTATTTGGCAATAGTATTTCGGTGTAGCTACCGAGTTTCTCGAACATCTCCGGTAATGCCTCGTTTAATGCGTTGCACTGCGTAAGCAGGAGATAACGGTAGAGTTCTTCCGTCTGGTTGGCATTCAGCAGTTCGGACACTTTCGACCTATCCAAACCTTCCAGTTCGAGGTGCAGGACGTCTTTGAGAATTTCGGGGTTGAAACTGCCGCTCGCGTCTGAGAACACACGGACATGGGTCGGCAGATAGTCGTTGACTTCCATATAGCGAAGGGCGACAAAGCGGTTGAACCAAGTGTACGCCACTTCCTCAACTGCTTGTTGATAGCCGTGTTTCTGTATCTCGTGGACAAAGGCTGTACGCTGCCGCTTCTCGTCTGCGGACAGAACACGTCCAGCGATAACTGTGGCGTTCTCATCGCCGTAGCCCTTATCGTTAATGCCATATTGATAGGCACGTTGCTCGATCTGCTCGATCAACTCATTCCGCGCCCAGACTGCATATTTTTGAATGGCGTTCTTGTTCATATTCACACCCTCGCTTAATTTATCTGAATTCCATCGTTTGCTTCCAATGTGTCGTAAAGCTTCTTGCGTATACCTTCAAGATAGGCGTCCACGTCGTCTTTTGAGGTTAGCCGTTTAACAGGGAACACGTCGTAGCGGCGAACTTGTACGATTTTTTGCGGCTTCGGCTTTTCAGCCCCCGCTTCGTGGGGCGCTGGGTCTTCATGAAGCATGGACTCCACCCGTTTGCAAACTTGGTCTTTATAGTTCTGTAATTGCGTTATCATTGCGTCAAGCACGGTAAGGCTTGTGGCATCGGTGACTTTCTGCTTGTACTCGGAGAAGCGGTCGTCCGACTTCTTTACTTCGTCGTTTGCTTTGCTTCCAACACCTGCGAGTGTGTGGACATCACCCATACATAAGGTGATAATACCGCGAACTTCCTCTTTCTTTTGCTCTAAAAGAACGCCATAGGCAATCTTTATCCCCTGCATAAGATCGGAGAGATCTTTGATTCTTCCATAAGGCTTCGGCATACCGAGGATAGCAGAAATCTCATTAATTTTACCGTTGGTGTCAGAGTCGGTAACGAAGTAGTCCCGCTCGTTTTGCAGATCGCTTTGAAGTTTTCGTGCTGCGTCAAAGATAGTCCGTTGGGACTTAAAGAAGGCTTCGATTTCTTCCATATCTTCCGTGCTATCAAGCAGATCATCCTGCTTGGCAAGCAGACGTTTTAAGAGAGCTACGTTGTCGTTCTTCTGTGAGAGAATGTCACGCATCAAATCGCGGGCACTTATCACCACTTCCTTTTGCGGGTAGCGGTCACGGCTGTATTCTGCTGTGAGCAGGTTTTCATACCTTTGTAGCCTTGCAGTCAACGTGTCTTTGACGAAGGTCAGCAAACCGTCCTCGTCCTCGGCGATGCTCATCTGTCCGAGCCAGTCGCGCAGGAATTTGACCGTTTTCCGCATATCGTCCTCGGACGGAGCGATTCTACGACTTACGCTTGCCTTGTCAATCTCGGACTTCACGCGCAAATAGCGGACGAGATTCTTGTCGTCCTTGCCCACGACCGCTCCACCATAGCGGATTTCAATCTTTTGTGACACGATAAGCCGTGCCACAAGAGCGGCAATGTCAATCTCTCGCCAACCGTAAGGTATCGCCTGGTAGCGCCTCTGCACATCGCCCATAGACACGGGGACGTGGCTCATGTGGCGTTCCTCAAGCCACTGGCTGACTTCGTTCAGAGCAAACTCATTGTTGCTGCCCATCCCAACAAAACCGCTCTGCTGCGGCTGGCCGTTGAGAATGGTAAGAATGTCGGCATCACTCTCATAGAACGTGTTCACAAGGTTTAGTTTGGAGTAGACGCTCTCGATAAGTTGCTTCAAGGCTTCGTCCAGCTTGCCCTTGGCTTCGCCGTATTTGATTTCTATCTTCTCGCCGCAGATAAAGAATGCACCGCCCACGATAGCCTTGTCAATCTGAGCCTTCGCGCTCTCTTCCAGCGTGCGGGCTTGTGCCTGACGCTTGCGGATAATGTCCTGAATGCTCTCTGGTAACTGGGACACGTTCTTCTGCTTGATGTATTTGCGAATCTTAGCGGCGGTTTCGAGTTCCTCAAAATACTGAACTTCGCTCGACAGCAGTACAATAGCTTCGTTGTTGACCTGCGAATCCATAATCAGCCGTGCTTCGGGTACGTTGTAATAGTCGCTCGCCACAGTCACGAAACGTAAGCGAACCCCACCCGTAGCCGCACCGACGATGGTTTCGTCGATGTACTGGTCGTAGGAGAAGTCGTATTTGTTGTATTTGTATTTCTTTGACGGGTAAATCTCGCTGAAAATCGTCTGCCCGATGCTCTGGACGATAGTCCCGCTGTCCACGGAAGTATTGCGGATATCAATGGCAATATCCTGCTCCTCATCGGTCAGGAACGAGTAGTTGTCGCCGTTTCGTGCGACGTAGTTCTGGCGTTCCAAACGCTCAAGGCTCTCAGCGATTTCACGGCGCAGGGTTATCTTGTCCGTGCGGATGTCGTCCACCATCAGGATAGCGATGTTGTCGATGTTCGCCTTAATATCGTCGATGTAGCGAACGAGATAGAGTAATTTCAGAACGCTCACATCACGCTGTTCCAAGCCATCGTGCTTATCGGCAGCGGTCTGGCAGCGGTCGATTACGCGGCGTATCGGGCTTTCAAGGAAGGTATGCACCGTGTCGTAAAACTGCGAGAAAGGCACAAGGGCATTTTCGTCTTTGCCCTGTACCTTCTGTGCCGCCTCTTGGAAGCCGGAGAGCATCGAACGTTCACCGCCCGATAGGTGTTTACCGGAATTGCCGTGCTTGCGGATTTCGGCTAGTACCTTCTGAATAATGATGAACTGGTATGGTACGAACGGATAGGTCGCGGAGAATTCCGCCCCGTTGGCGTAGCCTTTTATGTCCAGCACCGCATCGTTGAACGTGAATAGGTTCTTCAATACGGCGTGCTCCTTGTCATAAACCATACGCAGGAGCGCGTCCGCGTCCTCAGTTTTTTCAAGGATACGCTTCTTGATAACCTCATCCACCGATGCGGAGGACAGGGACAGACGTGTGTTGAAACGTCCTTGAATCTTGGAAAAATCGTCGCCACTGATTTTGACCACCGAATCAATGGCTTCTTGGCTCGTAACCATCACCCAGACTTTGCCACGGCACTTGCTGCCGACTTCTTCTACAATCGACTGGAGGTTAATCATTAGGTCGCCGTCATCACCGATATATTGGCCGACCTCATCCACGCAGAACAGGAGCCGGAAATCTTTACCCTTGGAATCGACATACTCCTTGATTTCCTCAACAAGCTGCTTGATGCTCATATCCACGTTTTCTTCACCGTTGAACCAGTTAAGCGCAGCGGTTTCGCTCATACCAAGAACGCTTTGCAGAACGGACACAATGTCGTCCTCAAAAAATGCGTAGGAGGCGCGGTTTTCTACCCATGGTGCCCCGTTGACTTCCTCAAACGCTGCGCGGAAGGCTTCTGTCTTGCCTTGCTTGTCTACGAAACGTTCCAGTTTCGCTATTTTCAAGTCCTCGCCGTAAAAGCCGAGGTGGTTGTAGAACACCTTGGCGAACACGCGCAGAACCGCAGTTTTGTCTTTGTTAATGGGTCCCTCGATATCGATGTTAAAGAGAATCGACTCTGTAGGGATATTCGTGCAACGTACGACTGTGGCATACATCATCGGGTCATCGAACTTGCCCTTGAAGAAGTCCACGGCGTGTTGCCCCGCGACCTCTTGATTGGACAGCAGATAGGATAGTATTTTAAGGAAGTGGGATTTACCACTTCCAAAAAAGCCCGATATCCAGACCCCGATTTTATCCGTCGGGTGATCGATGGCCTTCGAGTAGTTATCGAAGAAGGTATTGAAATGGCGGCGGAGTTCCTTGGTGATGATATACTCGCCAAGTTCCTGTACGAGACTTTGCTCGTCGTCCTGTGCCACCTTGATAACACCGTTGATATCACGGTTGATGTCCTTTTGGAACATACTCTGAATCTTCATAGTGGTTTCCTCCGGTTAAAGTAGATTGAACGCTCTGTAATAGTTTCCGTCGTAGAATTTATCGAACAGGATTAGGCTTTGCCCGTTAAATTCACCTGGATAGAACATTACAATTGGTACATCTGAGAATGCTTGTTGCATACTGTCGAGCATTTTGTGCGACCGCATAAAGGGGTACACTTTGCCGACACCCGTAAGGAACAGCACATCGCCGTGTTGGTGCGGCTCATACTTCATCTTGGCGAGAAACGCCTCCTGCGTAGCTATCTTCTGAAGCTGGGCGAGGAGGTAGTCCTTGCCTTTCTTTTCTTCTAGAGACGGGACGGTGCCAAGCACACGCTTCTCCTCCAATATTTCGAGCAGTATATTATACATATCCCGCTCGATGACCCTGTAGTCATCGGACGGCGTATTTATAAGCCGCTCAATATAGTCGCGGACTATTAGTTCGTATTGGGGCTCGTATTTGAAGACGTGAATCCCCACCTCGTTAGAAAGTCCCTTGTTAGCAAGGAAGTTCGCATCAGAGATACGACCCTTAATTCTATCAAGTTCTTGTTTGATGTCTGCCATAGTCACGCTCCTATCTAAAACAGTTGAACGCGGCGAGCGCGGTCAAGTCGTTGTTTTCACGGATACCTGTTTCCAATTCAGCACTTATAAAGATGGGGTTCAGTGTGGTATCCTTCACGCTGTCGAGCATCTCCGTTTCAATCAGGCACTTGGTCAACACCTGCTTTAATTTCATAATCGTTTGGTCGCTCCAAGCCGCCACGTCGTCGTTCTGCTCCTGCAGACGGGAAAAGAACATGTTGATGTCCTTCTTGGTGTAAGAGAAGTCCTGCTGGCGATACTTCTCGCCGACAATCCCTTCCATAAACTCGCGGATAAGGCGGTTGTATCGCATCATGGCATAGAGGTTAATCTGCTTCGCCACCTCGACGGGAGCGTTTGCCACCTCATAGACCAATTTATTGTTGCCAAGCGCAGTAAGCCGCTTATAGCAGGCTCGGGCAAGTCGGTTAATCATACGCTCCGTTGGGTACTGGAACAGGTTGTCTCTCTTGACATATTCAATTATATTTTCAACGGACTTGTTCTCCAGATACTGCTTCGACACAATCCTCATCTCGTAGAAAAGGAACTGTTCGGCAGTCAGGCAGCCGTTGTACGGCATAGAAATATCCATATATTATTATCACCTTTTCACGCCTCTCTGACCGCAAATTGCTATCGGCGGCTCATTCAATCTCAGCGCTTTTGCCACTGTCGACCCAAGCGTCCACTTCCGAAATTTTGAATTTATATTGTTTACCAATCCGGCGGTACGGAATAACGCCTTTCTTAATCCAGTTACGGATTGTATCTTTGCTCACACCGAGATGCTCGGCGATCTCTTCAAGGCTTGACCATTTCTCGGGTTCGTTAGACATTTGAATATCCTCCAATTGTTTTGCTGCAACTAAGACTATCAACGAGTATAACATATTTAGCGTCGAATAGCAATGACTGCATTAGTTTTTATATGAATTAGTATGAATGTGTTGGAGCTGTTTTATACATTGCTTACAGCAGATCGAGAAGGTTATCATCTTCGTGCTTCTGTCGTGCTGAAAGCTCTCCAAAGAATTTCCGGATGGCAATATACTGTTTTTTGCAGATAAACTGGTCATCATTTAGTGCATCCAGTAGATCTTTGAAATCTTCCTGATGTTTGCGAATATCGGCCACAGAAAATTGACAGATGTATCCCGTTTCCTCATCTTCATCTTCTTCAACGTCAATCACCTCTCCGTGCCGATTACGAATTGTATCTTGCCGCAAGTGCGGAATTCGCTCTATTACGAGTTCTTCATAATAAGGCAGTTCAGCAAGGGTAGTACTCGTCACGATGCCGCCTTTATTGAATCCACTTATCGCAAGAATAGCACTAAAGATAAAAGAACTCGGCTCAAGAACCCTGCGTGTAAAACGGTATTCGTCGTCTGACGAATATGTAATTTGTGGATACATTCCTTCAAGAAAAGTCCAGTACCCATCTATCGTGTCGCATTTTTCGAACAGCGAAGCCAAAAACGGTAACAAGATGTACTCCTCTACTTTTTCGGTCACCATATCGTAGAGCATAAAAAACGTATTATCGCCGTACATCCTACGCTGATGCTTTTCAAAGAAGTCTCCGAGTTTGGCGATGAATTTATCTTTCTGCTTTGAGAAAAACAGCGCGCAAAAATATTCTTGGAAAGACCGATGCGTAAAGTGATAGCTGTTGCCTTCAAAATACAGCAGGCACAAGTTAGCGCATAGGTCTTCACGGAAGTCGCTCGCCGTTGTCTTATTGTCGTTTGCCACTGCCCGCGCATTGAGTTGATTGAAATATCCGTCAAACTCCTCGGCGGTCAAAAACATCCCGATTGGCAATACGCCGGTGTTTATGCGGACGACGGCATCAGCGGAACCGGAACCAGCAAGCGCGATGAATTCCGGCGCATGGTTGAGGATTGCGAGGCCGGGAAAATTGACATTGTTCTTACAAAGTCGATTTCTCGTTTCGCCAGAAATACGGTGGACCTGCTGAAAACGGTCCGCCACTTGAAGAAGCTCGGCATTTCCGTACGCTTTGAAAAAGAGCATATTGATTCGCTCTCTGAGGATGGCGAACTGATGCTTACGCTGCTGGCTTCCTTCGCACAGGAGGAAAGCCGCAGCATTTCGGATAACGTCAAATGGGGTACGATCAAGCGCTTCCAGCAGGGTATCCCCAACGGGCAGATGCGGGTGTTCGGGTATGAATGGATTGACGGGCAGCTCACAATTCTCCCGGAGGAAGCCAAAATCGTCCGGTACATGTACCGGGAATATATGAACGGCGCATCGCGAATCGAGATTGGCCGGGCGCTCAATGAAAAAGGCATCTTCACCCGCCAAGGGAAAGAATGGGTGGATTCTAATGTCAAGGTCGTCCTCACAAACATCACCTATACCGGAAACATGCTGTTCCAGAAGGAATATGTCGCAGACCCGATTGCCAAGCGCCGCAAAAAGAACCGTGGCGAGCTTCCACAATACTTCGTCGAAAACACGCACAAAGCCATCATTCCGATGGACGAATTTCAGGCGGTGCAAGCCGAGTTCAAACGCAGGCGCGAGCTTGGGCCTTTCGGGAACAAATCCCTGCACCTGACGGCGTTCTCCACAAAGGTCGCCTGCGGTGTCTGTGGTAAGCACTATCGCCGGAGCGGGAAGCGTAACACAGCCGGCGAGGTTTACTACATCTGGACCTGCCAGACAAAAAGCCAGAAAGGCGCTGGTGCCTGCGACTCCAAGAACATCCCGGAAAAGATGCTACAGAATGTCGCTGCCAAGGTTATGGGTCTTGACGATTTTGATGAGGCCGCCTTTGCCGAGCAGGTCGAAGAAATCCTTGTTGTTTCCGATGATACACTGCACTTCAGGTTTTACGACGGGCGCGAGGTCACGACCACATGGGAATCCACTGCCAAAACGGACTGGTGGACGCCGGAGCGCAGACGCCTCTGGGGCGAGCGCCACAAGCGGAAGGATACCAACCCGAATAAGTCCACCTACTACGAATTTACGGGCTTCATCAAATGCGGTTGCTGCGGTGCCAACTACCGCTGCCAGTCCAATGTTCGCAAGGACGGCACACGCACACGTTCCTGGTATTGCACCGCCCCAAAGGACAAGTGCCAGAATACAGCAATTCGGGATGAAACCATGAAAGCTCTGGTTACCGAGGCACTTGACCTCCCAGCTTTCGATGAGGCGGTGATGGACGCGCAGATTGAGTACGCCAGCATTCTTGACGGCACCGTAACCTTTCATTTTCGGGATGGGCATGAGATTTTCAATACATATCAGGACAAGCGGCGCGGCGTCAAATGGTCAGCGGAGCGACATGAAAAGCAATGCCAGGCCATAAAGGATAGCTGGACAGATGAGCGCCGGGCAGCCATGAGCGAGAGGATGCGCCAGATAAGAGGTGAAAAGAAATGGCCAAAACAGTAACCACAATTCCGGCGACGCTAACACGTTTTACTGCGACGCCACTGAACGAGCAGAAAAAGCGACGCACAGCCGCTTACGCCCGTGTCTCCACCGACAGCGACGAGCAGTTCACCAGCTACGAGGCGCAGATCGACTATTACACCAACTATATCAAGGGCCGCGACGATTGGGAATTTGTCGGTGTTTATACCGACGAGGGCATAACAGGCACGAACACCAAAAAGCGCGTGGGCTTCAAAAGTATGGTCACCGACGCCCTTGATGGTAAGATCGACCTGATCGTCACCAAGTCGGTCAGCCGCTTTGCCCGCAACACGGTCGACAGCCTGACCACCGTACGCAATCTCAAGGAAAAAGGTGTGGAGATCTACTTTGAGAAAGAAAACATCTGGACGCTGGATTCCAAGGGCGAGCTGCTGATTACCATTATGAGCTCCCTCGCGCAGGAAGAATCCCGCTCCATCTCGGAAAACTGCGTCTGGGGCCAGCGGAAACGTTTTGCAGATGGAAAGGTCACCGTTCCGTTTGGCCATTTTCTCGGCTACGACAGAGGCCCGGACGGAAACCTCGTGCTGAACAAAGCCGAAGCCGCCATTGTGAAGCGTATCTTCAGCATGTTCCTACAGGGTATGACGCCTTACGGTATTGCCAGCCAGCTCACCGCTGATGGCACCCCAACGCCGGGCCACAAGGAAAAATGGAATGCCGGGACTGTCCGCCATATGCTTGAAAACGAAAAGTACAAGGGCGATGCGCTCCTGCAGAAAAGCTATACAGTGGATTTCCTCACGAAAAAGAAGAAGCAGAATAATGGTGAAATCCCTCAGTATTATGTGGAAGGAAACCACGAAGCCATCATTGTGCCTGCCGTTTTTGAGGCGGTCCAGCGCGAGCTTGAGCGGCGCAGCAAGGGCAGAAACCGGCACAGCGGCGTCCATATATTCTCCGGGAAAATCAAGTGCGGTCAGTGCGGGAGCTGGTACGGCTCAAAGGTCTGGCACTCCACAGATAAGTACCGGCAGGTCATCTGGCAGTGCAATCACAAGTTTGACAACGACGAGCGCTGCTCCACACCACACCTTACCGACGATGAGATCAAAGCCTACTTTGTTTCGGCCGTCAACAAGCTCCTGCCGGAAAAGCACCGCATCATCAAAGCCTTCGACACCATCAAATCTACCGTTTTAGACACCAGCGACCTCAACGCTGAGAAAACGACGCTTGAACAGGAAATGGTGGTCATTTCCGAAATGATGCAGCAGAGCATCTACGAAAATGCCCGTGTTGCCCTCGACCAGACCGAATACCAGAAACACTACGACGGCCTGACGGAGCGCTTCGGCAAAGCAAAGACTCGCCTTGAGGAAGTGACCGCCGCTATAAGCGACAAAGCCACCCGGCAAGCGACAATCGAGGACTTCCTCCGGGAATTGCAGTTATTGGATGGGATGATTACCGAATTTGACCCGATGCTCTGGGTCAGCCTTGTGGATTTCGTCACGATCCGCAGCAAGGATGACGTCCGGGTAACCTTCAAAGACGGGACAGAGATAAAAGAATAAGCCCAAGCGCAGAAGTGCCTCACCACTGGATTTATATGCCAGCGGTGAGGCGCTTTTTATATGCTATCTGGAACAACAAAACTCTTTATATCATTGATGGGCTCGGCAGCCTGTTTGTCAAACAGTACTACATTTTTACCTTCTGGGAAAACTGTGCTTGAATATACGATCCCAGCATATCCGTGTGCGAGAAAATACTGCGCTAAGCATTGAAATGGTGCATACATTATGTCTCTGTCTTCCGTGGTGATTGGCAGGAATATTTGCTCAGAAAGTAACCGTGCGTAAGTACATACTGCCCATTTCTCGATGGCTGGTTTGATATCATTTGTAAAGGGCTTATTGATTTTTCCTGTAAGAATACCGCTCGTGAAACCTTTAGCAGCTTCTCGTTCACAAATTATCTGCCCACTTTGCTCCAATGCATTGTTTATTTCATTATAATCATATTCTTTTGCGATAGTTAAATCGATTACTTTTTTACCCTTGGAGCCGTCCATTAATTTAAAACAACATAGAGCAAACTTCTCGCCGGCCACTGCTCGGCACTCTTTAAGAGCACACTTGTCAGCAAGCGAATATTCTGCTTTCGCTGCACAATTAGGACTTATTGCTAAGTATAGCCACTCAATTCCGGGAGGACTAAATCGATTAGAAACAGTGATGTATTTGCTGTTTGGAATAAAGCGCTCATAATTGGGGGCAGCATCACCTTTTCTTATTCGAGCCGCACGTACAATATCTGTTTTGGGGCTAAGTACATCATCAACCCTTTTTTCAAGAAATCTATATCCGTGCAAAAAGAGGTCATCAAATGCGTGTAAATATGTCGTTTTTTTGGCCTCATCGATATCATTATATCGAAACTTTTTATTAGCAAGACAATCTCTAAATTCTTCCCATGTCTGGCATATTACTTTTTCACTACTTACGATGTTTGAAAAATCAAATAATTGCGGCAATTTTCACCCTCCCTTTGTTGTATATCGCTCTCATTCGTATTTGTTGAAATACGCCTTGCCAAGCTGCCAGAGGTACTTATCAAGCTCTTTAAGGTTGTACTTATCCAGATGATAAAAACGCCGGAATTCCACCAGTATTGATTTGAAGCGAGTATAGTTCTTCAACTCCTCATTTCTAAATGCTGCAAAGCCGTCTTTCTTTCGATAATAGCGCAGCACCTCATCTACATAGCTATCATAAATTGGGTAGTCCGATGGTCTGTGGTGGCTGCAATACTTCGTGGCAAAGGAGTAAAAATTCAATGTTTTACCGCTTATCTCAACTTCCTTTATGTCGTCCACCAGAGTAACGTCCCCCTGCTGTAGGCGAGCATCAATATGTAATGACAGGATATGCTTCGCCACGGGGAAAACTTTAAATATGTTAGTGCTGTAAAAATCGTTGAGAACGGATACCTTGAGCAGAATATCAGAAATGTTGTTGTTTTCCGGACAGAGTGTGAGAAATAGCCGGTCGAGAGCGTCCTCCTGAAGATGATAATCCTCAAGCGCATCCCATTGTGCAAGATAATATTCAACCTGATCAACTGATGGAGTAGGAAGCATCTGTGCCATTTTTACTGGTGTGCTTTCCGTAGGTACTACAGCAAGAGAAACAGTCTCAGGTATCTCAAGAGCGGCCTCGCTCTGAATGAAACGTCTGAATCTTCTCAAATGCGCCATATAGCCATTGACATTTGACTCCGCATTTCCGCTGGACTGTTGACGCAATAGTTCAAGAATGGTCTCTTTTCCAAGGGCTTCAAAGCTGTCCGAAAAAACTATCTTCCAAAATGAATCTGCACCCTGCTTCCGCCAGATATAGAAAGCGTCGGTCAAGGAAGTCATTATTGTGTTTCTCGATAGCCCCTGCCCGTTCAAATACTTCTTGTAGGCCGCCCGAATATCATCGAGTGACCGGTTTGTTATATCTTCAATCATCACGCATCACCTCCGCCGGACACACCTTCGACAGCGCCTCAAGGAAGTGCTTGCCAATGGCCTCGGTATCATAGTGATACGCCGCACATATAAAACGTAGCCCGTCCGGAGTAAGGATGCGTCCATGATTCCTATCGCGGCAAAGCTGCTCATAATCGGCTATTTGTTTCTTGGTTAATCGCTCAATCATTTTTCACCTTTCCTTCCATCGTGCTAAGCCATCGGCTGATATTTTCGGTCTATGAGCTCGATGATGATTTCCTTAATGCTGTGTACTATTTCGATAATTATAGCATCACTCAGCCCTTTGTGATTTTCTATCTGGGCAGTTCTACTACATGCAATAAGCTCTGCGTTCTTTACTTCCATGAAAATTCTCCTTCCGTCAGTACTTTACTTGTATTGGTCCAATGAGTCTGCCAGTGTTTTTAACCCGGCGACTAATCCCGGATAAGAACTCTCAATTGTTCTTTGATCTTTACCTTTTCTGTAATATACGAGTTCATCTGCAAGAAGCTCATCGAGAGAAATGTCAAGCTTAACCGCAAGCCTTAACAGCTTATCCGTTTCCGGGAATGCTTCACCACGTTCCCATTTGGACACTGCTTGTCTGGTGAAATCCTCCCCGAAATAACCAGCAATATCATCCTGCGTGAGACCTTTTTCTTCTCTGCGTTTCTTTAATCTGTCACCGAATGGCATGACGCACACCTCACTATCAATTTTCATTTTAGGGCATTATTATCGTGTTGTCACAAACTTGAATTTGCTTCAAGCAACTTCAAGTTGCGCAAGCTGGTAAAATAATAACCGGCGATCACCGGTTTCAACACTTACCCTGCACAACCCCAACTTACCCTGCAAGCGGAAGAATGTCAAAGGGAAAATTAAATTGTATTAAACTCTGCAAGATTATATCGTATATGGTTTTAGCAATTTTCTTTGTGAGTATATCACTATCATTATAAAAAAGAATATTAACCATGAGTTCGATTACTTCTCTGGGTGTGTAATGTTGACCTGCATCCTCATTGTGTGCTTCAGAAAATCTACGGATGATTTCTTCGAAGATATAACCCATCTCAAGGTTCGAGATTTTATCTGGATGTAAGTCTGCACGCAGGCCAGTATACTCCTGAATAACGATATATAGAAGATTATGACTTGCCAGTTTAGTTATCTGATTATCAAAAGAAAATTTCTCAATGATATTGCGCACGTTTTCAGAAAATCCATTCAGGTATGCACGGAAGTTAGCTTCTATGTTATCTGGATCCGCAAGAAGTTTCTTAAAGTCATATTTACTGGTATTATAAAAAGCATAACCCGATTCCCGACAGAGGAAGGTGTCTTTCATTGGTATGTTCCCAATTGCCTCATACTTATCTAACACTTTATCCTTGGTAGCCTCAAGTGCACAATCAAATCTTCTGATTACTGTAAGAGGTAATATTGCTTCTCCATATTCGTGTGGTTTATATACTCCCGTCAATTTATCGGCAATTGCCCATATTAGGTCAGCTTTTTCTTTTACATTAGCTGTTAGTCCCATTTTTTATCCCCCTATTGTTTTAACTTTATCGTTTTAAGTATTAAAGCTTATAAATGATATTTTATCATACTTTTGGACATTATGGACCTAAAAATAATATTTTTTTACATATTTTTATAATTAGGTATTATAATGAAAATACCTGGTACACAATCCGTAATAAGATAATGTGCCAGGTATTTAATAATTATTTTATACCGCTTTGACGCCGTTCCTTTTTATTACATCTTTATGTAAGGATGTCTTAAAAAGGAATGGTTAAATTAACATACCAGTCCATAAGAGCAGACATCTTTATTCATCATCCTTCTTTCCATCCAGTTTATCGTAAGCTTCCTGCAATTCTTCTATCTTATTTTTAAGTCGCATCTTTTTCATTTCTTTAGTTGTTTTATCCATAATTCCTTGTGGGAATATCCATTGCCAATTATGATAAGCTTTCATTATTTCTTCTCTTTCTTCATCAGAAGAAGCCACTTCCAGTTCTGCTTGGGTTTGTGTGTAAACCTCATACCATTCCTTCATGTATTTATAAATATCCTCTTTAAAATCTACAGTTAAGCACATACCAGGTGTACGACCTTCTGGTAACTTCTCTATTTTCAGATTAAAGTTATTTTCCAACTCAAAAAGGGCAAACATAGCACCTACGTTATTTGTTGTAGTTGGATCCACTAATGCTAGTGTACTTACCCCCAGAGCTGTAGCAATTTGCTTCAGCAAATCAGTCTTTGGCTTTCTTGCACCATTTTCATATTTCTGTATTCTGTCAGCAGTTAAACCAACCATTTCTCCCAGTTCTGACTGTGATAATCCCTTTTCAGTTCTTATCCTTCTTATTCTATCACCTACACGAGATGCAGCTGTTTCATCATTAAAATCCATTGGATCTTGCCCAAAAGGGTTATTAACAATAACCATATCTAAACATCCTTTCTGATTTTTGAACCTAATATACAAGCTTATTTTATCATCTACCTTCCGTAATTGAAAGAAGAAAGTACATAAAAAGACTTGAAAAGAACAAAGCTTTATTAAAAGCACAAATAAGTGCTTGCAAAGTTCTTTTTAAAGACTTATAATAACCTTAAAGAACATATTTGTGCTTTATAGTGCGTTTAATATCAAAGGAGACGAATGATGGAAAAATATTTGGAGGTATATCCACCTGTACTTAGAGTAGATGAGGTGGCAATTATCCTTGGGGTAACTGCTAAGACAGTAAGAAATCTTATAAAAGCCGGAGACATCAATGGCATTAAGGTTGGAAGACTTATCAGAATCCCCAAAGACAAACTCATTGATTATTTGGAACAAAATTGAAAGGAGATTCAAGCCATGAAAGAGAACACAAACATTTCATTACAGTTATTACTACTCAATGATCTGCTCCGTACCAATATCATTGACAAGGACCTTTACGATAGAGCAGCACAGCAGATTACAACACTGGTTAATACCACAAAGATTACTGATACACCGGTAATTCTTGCCACAGCATAATTACCAGGAGGTTTACATGAACGCAGTGATTTATCACTTTACGGATGGCTCCGAGAAACGCCCTAAAATCTATAAAGACCAGCTGAACAGATTGGAAGAGTTCGCTATTTCCCGGGGATTTACTGTTACAGAAGTCTTTTGTGATAAGAGCCTTCTTCGGAGCGAACATCCGGAATTTGACCGCTTCCTCTCATGTTGTGAACAGTTCGATGTTCTTATTACCAAGGATTTATACCACATTAGTAAAAACACTATGAAGTGTATGAGTGTGATGCAAGAACTTCGAGAGAAAGGTATCCAAATATATACTCTGGAAAACGGATTTTTCAATTGGAATGAGGCGCCCTTTGATAAACCTTTAAGGGTCGCTACATACTGCTGTCACTTTGGAGCAGCAGATGAAATGAAAGAGATCATTCCAGTACAGAATGACATATTAACTTTATTTACAAATAAGAAAACAAACTGGACTGTTGTAGACCAGTATTTTGATGAAAGTGAGCATCAGAATGACGGTGAACAGGTTCAGATTATGGAACTTCTACAGAATAAGGATAAATACGACCTTCTTCTTGTTCATAATCTGAATGACATTCATTGGCGAACAGCCAACCTTTGCAAAGTAAGGGAACAGCTCCATTTAGACATATATTCGTTACAAGAAGGATTTCTAAAGTATAGCAAGGAGACGATTATTTGAATTACGCAGAGGAAATCAGACTAAAACTTATTACGAACAGTTCTGAACCTATAAATGCAGTCATTTACGCAAGAGTATCTACTGATAATGAGGGGCAAAAGGAATCCTGTGCTAACCAGGTGGATCTTGCCAAGAATTACATAGCTAATCATCCCAACATCAACCTTGTCGGTATTTATGTAGATGATGGTATCTCTGGCAAGAACGATTTTACCAGACCTCAGTACAATGAAATGCTTCAGCATCTTTCAAACGGAGCATTTGACCTCATTATTACCAAGGCTTTATCGAGATTAAACCGTGATGAATTTAATTCATTGCATCTTACTAATCTTTTGCTAGCACATACAGCAACGGTTCTTACCCTTGAAGATAACCAGATACATGATTTTGAGGATATTAACTCAGGGCTTCTTCACAGCATCAGCTTTGCTATGGATGCTCAGTATGTAAAAAGACAAAGCATCAGCGGTAAAAAAACACATGAACTCCGTTGTGAACGCAAGGAATTAAGTGCAAAGGACTGTTCCTTTGGTTATGACTGGAACAGAGACGATAAAAGCATAACCATTAACCAGGATCAGGCAGAGGTCGTTCGCAGAATATTTGAGGATTATGTTTATCGCAACGGAACACCAGCTTCCATTCAGAAAGCCTTAAAAGATGAAGGAATCAATATTTGTAGCCGTTCTGTTTCCAACATTATCGAGGATGAGAGATACATTGGTAACTTCTACATAAATAAGAGAACAAGCAAACTCGGTACTGGACAGACCAAATCGAAGCGTATCGCACTTCCTAAGGAAGAATGGGTTCTTGTTGAAAGACCAGATTTACAGATAGTTGATAATGACCTCTTTGAAATGGCTCAGCGTATCCATCAGACACGAATAACTGTATATGAAAAGCCGGATAAAAAGACAACCCAGGCTCGTTTCCAGGGCACACACAAATATGCCGGCAAAATTTTTTGCCCTGTATGTGGCAAGCCATACCAGTTTGGTTACGCAGACAGAAAGAAAACGTTACCTATTTATCGTATCAAATCACATTCTGATTGTCCAAATCCCGTATGTCGTATTAGCGAAGCAGACCTAAAAGAAATCACACGCCTAGCACTAAAAAAGTCCATTAATCAACAGAATGAAGTCTGTTCTTCTCTGGAACTAATTTTAACAGAGTGTGTTGAAGCTTCCCAAAATAACGGGGATGAAATCATTAGATTGAAGAAACAGAAAGTTTCAAGGGAAAAACAAATCGACAGTTTGATTGAAGCACTATCAGAAGGTGGTCTAACAGAAGCATCCAAGGAACGCATCAAAGGTAAGATTAATAATATTACGGATGAAATCGACAGTCTCTCAGAAGCTATCGAGGATAAGGAAAATAAAAAGTTAGATGTCTCTTATGTGACAGACAAGATTGCAGAGATTAAATCAGCAATTGCCGATCTTCGTAATTTTACATCCATTGACCGTGACAGAATCCTCAATTACATAGAGAGAATTGAACTTCCAGCAAATGGAGATGTAGACATGGTCCTTAAATCGGGACAAGTAATAACAATTAAGGCACAGAACAACAGTGATTTCTTCAATGGATATAATGTAGGCAAGATGGGAATCCAAGATGACCGGTATTCAGCGCCTGGAGCATGTCAAATGCAGCCGCATCCCTTACCTCT